ACTTCTTTAATCAAAGTTTTAGGCAGCAAAACAGCCCGTTGTACATACTTAAATGACAATGTATCACTAACCACACCACTCTCTATATCAATGGCCGATGCCAATTTCTTGAAAATAGTTAAAGAGAATCCATATTCTCTTTTTAATGAGTAAATAGTGTCGTTTATGAATTGAGTGGCTAATCTATTTGTCATAGTATTAATCTGTTCATTTAAATATCACTGTCAGTATAGTAACTATTATAATAGGTAATAATATCCAAACAAATTTTTTCAATATGACGAATGATTGTTCAACTCTATCCAATCTTAATAGACATCCTGGCTTATTTTGATCAGTTGGATCACCTAATAGGGCAAGATGTACTAAATCAACTTTGATTTTAATATCTTTAATATCTTCAGATAGTCCCATTGTGCTGCCTATTTAAGTAATCAATTCTCCGTAAGGCGAGGTAGCCTCCGTTCTACCTCACCGAAACCTGACTATTTAACCAATAAGAACAGCACCCTGATCCTCATCAAGAACCTTAACACCACAAAGCATATCCATAGTGACAAGTGTACCTTGCTCCTTACCTTGATAAGTCCTGGTTACACGCATTGACAGCCCATTGTAACTAGCAACACCAGACTCGACATTACGAGCCCGTGGTGCAGCTAAAGGACGATTTACTAGTGCCAAAGCATTACGGGTAAAAGCGAAGTTATAACTTCCACCAGGGCCAAGACCTACGGTATAGTTATTAGCAAGAGCGTCTTCTAGTGGACGATCAAGAGTAATAGCCCAACGAGTACCAGCAGTAATTACTTCAACGTCGATAATGCAATATTCAGCGTCAAGTAAAGTAGCAGCATTATTAAACGAAACTAACTGCCCTACCTGCGGAATATTTCCGTCAACCCATATTTCCTTATCGTATCCAGCAGGATAAGCAGCAGGGCCACCGGCAGCAGTATGCTCGGCAAGAGCTACATCGGCCATTGGCACTAGGTAAACATCGTTATTAGCACTAGGCATTGCAACCCTGATTGGACGATCAAAAGTCACAACGTCGCCAGCAATTAGCGTAATACGGTGTGGACTCTTATCCATGAGAGTAGCAGTCGTACCGTCAACGAAGTAAATATACTGACCAGCGACGTAACCAGCACCAGCAGCATTATCACTGGTGAAAGCAAGATCACCGAGAGGTAGAGCATCTGCATCATCAGCATCAACTACACCAGTGTCAACAACTAGTGGGCAGTTATTACTACGAAATGTCTCAAAACCGAGTTTATTACCAAGTGATGCAGTACGAAGAGCAGTACCATCATCACCTACACGCTCAGCAGAAAGGAATAGGTCTAACTGCAAAGCAGTCGTCTCGCTATCAGGAGTAAGAATAAGATTACGATTCTCTTCAGGAGCCTTATTTTTATTAAGCGTATTACGGACTTGTAGCATCAAGTTTTTAGCATTATGTGCATCATTAGCGGTGGCATTTAATTCATCAGTATCACCTACAGAATTGCCAAGGAACTGATATACTTGACCAAGTAGAATCTGGTCAATATGTCTAGCTAATGATAAAGCAGCCGGGCTAATATACTCACTAACCAAATCCTTAAACGATAGACTTTGCTCAGAGTCACGAATCATAAATGATGTATGTACATGCTGATTCAAAACAACAGGTACCTTTACGGCAGATGCATCTTGAATATCGACTTCATCGTTGACACCCTTTCGCTTAGCCTTAAACGTGCCAGGCCTACGGGTATTAACGGTGTCGCCAAAATCTTTAATCTCGTCATTGAAATCAGTGTGAACTAGACGGCCAATAACCATCTTCTCTTCAAGAACAGCAAGAGCCTCAGCGGCCCATACCTCGGGTACCCAAGCCCGATCATCAGTATCAAAATCATTGTCGAACGCAACAAAACTGTAAAGATTGCAATAGTCCATTTGTTTCCTCGTTGTGAAAGATTTTAGAATCAATCCCCAGAATTATTTACTACGAGCCATAGATCGCCGCTGGGTTCTTCTTTCTAAGCTCTCGGTAAGCAGCCGGATTCTCTTTAGCAAGTTTAGCAACATCAATTTTATTGCCTCCCTTGCCTGTGACATTATTGCCACCTAATCCACCTGATTTTCCACCCTCAAAAAGATTTCCGTATTGAGGTAATTCTGTCATCCTCTTAATCGCTTCATCAACTGTCAAATCTAATTCAATCGGCTTATTATCTTTATCTGCATCTATAAGATTCATACGAACTTCAAAATTATCGACTGGTTTTCCATTTTCATCTAACTTCTGAACAACACGAATATCATTACGTAACATTTTAAGTAATTGGATCGGTTCAATTGCTTTATTTGAAGATGCTGCTTTAAGAATAGCATTTGAAATCATTAGTTCAGTATGTCGTCTTTGCCAATCTTTTTTTTCTTTTCCTATTGAAGACAATTGTTCCTCAAACTGTCTTTGTAATTTTGTTTCTTTTTGACGAAGACGCTCATCCGCCGTCATAGTTAGTTTCTGTAATTCTTCAATTTTCTTTTCTAATTCTGAACGTTCATCCGACCCTATTTTAGCAGTTTTTTTTGCTTCCTCTAATTGAACCATTAATTGTTTTTGAACTTCTTGAGTCTTACGCTTCTCTTTAGCTTGAATAGCATTTACATCATCTTGAGTAAATGTTTTCTTACTAGCAGCCTCGGCCTCAGCTTTAGCAATGGCAGTGGCCTCGGCCTCAGCGGCAGCAGCAGCAGCAGCCTCAGTAGCATCTTCTTCACCATCAAAACAAACAAATAAATAATAATTTTGATCTAAGATACTCATTTGAATATCCTTTACTAAAGCGAGGTAAGTTCTCTAGGTACGACGCAAAACACAAATACTTTTGGCGTATGATAAGTATGGTTTTAAATAACTCCAAGCTAAATGACTTGGGATACCATTAGCAAAATATTCTAATGACTCATTGTCTTTATAAACAGTATTAACATTATCAAATGATCGCCTTAAAACTGTTTGATTCCGTAATTCTTGATCAACATTAACACCATCTAATAAAGCAAAAGCTATCTCAAAGCAAGCATATTTAATATCCTCTGGTATTACTTCAGTACCATCAGCTTCAGTACCAATATAACGTGGAAACTCTAAATCTTGGTCATCATCTACTTTGTGACCACGAAACTGTAACCGATCAATTCTTTGACTAGCTTCAGCTAGAGCTTTAGTTTTATCCACTGTCGATGCTGAAGTCCAACTCTGCACATATAATCGTGTTAAGAAATAAGTATCAGCATTAATTACTGTATCGTATGAGGCCATTATTTAGCTCGTTTGTGACTAAATTTTCTAGCATTTTTAGCAAACTGGCATCGTTTCTTTGCTAATGGTGATAAATCAGATTGAGAACAATAAGCGGAAATAGTCATACCAGCAGCTTTAGCTTGTGCTGTTAATGCACCTTCCTTTAAACCTTTAAGAAAATTCTTTGTTTTCTTTTTCTTTGCCATTATTTAAATCCTAATTGTTCTTTAATTATTGCCAATTCTTCTGGATTATTTTTAGATTGTTGTTCTCGTTTTAATAAAACAAGAAGCATAATAAAATCACTGACAATAGCTTTAGCAATTGGTACTCGATCTATTTCGTTATTTAAATCATTTATTATTAATTCCACTTCACTTCCAAGTAATAATTCATTAGTCTCATAATTATAATGCTGAAATTTAACAATCAATGATTGTTGATTATTATTTCTAGTTCTTAATTTTAAATTATTAATAAAAATATTAGGAAATCTTTTCTCTAAAATTGCTGGAACAATTATTTCATTTAATGCTACAATTGGCTCTAAAGGCATTATTTTATCCTGTAGTTTCTACTAACTCAATTTTTGCTACCCAATTAATATTATTAGCCACCGCTCCAGTTACAGTTACTATTAATGCTTGATTACCTACATCAGCCGATACTGCACATACCCACCCAAAATCATTTTCAAAAGTATGTGTAGCAGCTTGATTTGGTACTGACACATTACCAGCATCCCTTGTAACTAGTCCTTCATAATGGTAGCCATTTACAGTAAAGTCATCATTTGTTTGACGAGCTATTACTTTGATAGTAAAATACCAACTAGTATTAATGGGTATTGCTAATCTAGTGGCAGCACCATCAAGAAATAGCTCTGTGGGTGTATCATTAGTTGTTTGATTTCTTGCGATAAGAATACTTGTTTGTGCATCACCTGTAGCAGTAAATCTTCCAGATGCCTGAGCTAATTGGCCATATTTATCAGCTATAGCTCGGTATCCAATTGATACTCCATAATTTCCCGATGTCAGATTAGCATAACCACCAATAGTAGACCCATATACTCCTGTTACTGTATTGTATTGGCCACCAACTACAATGCCACCAGTAGCTGAAACAACACTATTGAAACCGCCAATTATACTTGCGTTGTTACTGGTTATATGATTATGGTATCCACAGCCGATAAAAGAATAAGTACAACCAGCAGCAAGCAAAATAGTATTACCATCACCCCCAACTATAACACAATCTTTCCCTTGTATACTATTATTTCGCCCACCAACAATAACATTCCAGCCATTATAAGTTGCAGCGGCAACTAATAAATTAGTGTTACCACCGCCAATAAAATTATGATCCCCACATGACACTGGGATGATATTAGTATCGCCACCAACAATCACACTGTCAGTACTGGCAGTGATAGTATTACTATCACCGCCACCAATGAAAGAGTGATTTGAAGTTGTGATACTATTAGTGTCACCGCCAACAATAGCTGCATAATCTGAATCAGCAGCAATAGTATGATTATAACCACCACAGATTACAGCTTTATCGGAAGCAATACTATTACTTTGTCCACCGGAAATCGTTGAAGATTGTGCCCCATCGGCTAAAGCAATACCATTAGTATCGCCACCGGAGATTGTACAATATCTTCCTTGAATAGAGTTAGTATCCCCACCAGTAATAACATTTTCGCCGTTATATGTTGCACCGCTAACTAAAGCATTAGACCCACCACCACCTATAAAATTATTAGTAGCACAACCAGCCGGAATAGCATTATGGTCGCCGCCTACTATTACACTATCAGAACTATCAATCATACTATTGGTATTACCGCCACCAATAAAACAATGCTCTGAAGTACCAGAAATACTATTAGTGTCACCGCCAACTATACAATTATAGTCAAGAACTATACTATTATTATAACCGCCGCAAATCGTCCCATAATTTACTCCAGCTGCTAAAGCAATATCGTTATTACTACCTCCACCGATAAAACAGTATTTTCCTTGAATAGAGTTAGTGTACCCACCACTAATAACATTTTGTCCGAAGTAAGTTGCACCGGCAACTAAAACATTGTCATTGCCACCACCAATAATATTATGTAACCCACAAGCCGTTGGTATAACATTACTATCACCACCGCAAATAACACTGTCATTACTGCCAGTTATGGAATTGAGATCACCACCACAAATAGTGGCGTGATCTGATGTTGTAATATTGTTATTGTCACCACCTGATATTGTACTGTAATCACAAGTAGCACCGATATTATTATCGAAACCACCGCTAATTACAGCCCAATCAGCAGCTAGATCATTATTTTGTCCACCAACAATAGAACTATAATAAGCACCGGCAGCTAGAGCGATAGTATTACTATCACCACCAGAAATTACACAGTTCTCACCTTGAATAGAATTA